GGTGCATATCAGGTTGCAAAATTTAGAGGAGCTGACCTAAAGGGCAATACTGATGTCACCGTGATCTCTCAGGCTGGATTGCCACGCAGTAGAGCATTGCGTATTGAATATATTATGAAGCTCAGGGAAGTTGGTCTATTGAAAGATGACCAGACTACCCTTGAGTTGCTTGAATTTGGAAATGCCGAAAAAATCTTTAAGGAAGAACTGGTCCATGAAAGGAAAGCACACCGAGAAAACGGAAAGATTCTTGATGATCCGCTAGCGGCTCCTAGCATGGTTAGCGGATGGGTCTATCCGTTAGAAGATCACGGGGCTCATCTTAAAATCCATTTGCAAGTGCGGCTTGGGCCAGAGTGGGAAAAGCTAACAGAAGGACAACAGCAGGCTTTTGAGATTCACATTCAGGAACATAGTAATGTGATAGCTCAACAGCAGGCTGCAATGATGCAAGCTGCCCAGGAACAGGCGCAAGGACCTGCAAACGCAGCAAGCCAAACGCCTGAGACGGAGCCCATCAGTCAATAAGGAGATATTATGGGAATTTGGGATTACGAGGAGATTCAGAAACAGCTGAATCAAACCAAGGAATCCGATGACAATGTTGACATTAATGACCTTGACAATGATGCGGATGTAGGGTCTTCCGAAGAAGAGTCAAAAGAAGAATTTGAAGATTTTGAAGAGGAAGGCCAGGAAGAGGAAGAACCGACAGAACAAAAGGCGGAGGAAAAAGAAGTTAGTCCGTCTGAGAAGCAAGTTTCGGATACTGACCAAAAAATTGCAGAAGAAATCTTGAAACTTGTTGGAGATGATGTTGTTCTGAAGGTAAAAAACTATGAGAAGAAGGCTAGTGAGCTTTCTCCGACTGAGTTGGTTGCATTCTTGCAGAAGGGCGTCCGTTCGGATCAACTCTTCCAAGAGGCCGCTGCAACCAGAAGGCAGTTAGAGGAAGATAGGGCCCTAGTAGAAAAGGGTGCATTACTAGTCCAACAGTACCTGGATAAGATTAATTCAGAAGCGCAACGGGGTGGAGAGGCAGGTAAATTGCCTGATTACCTTAGACCATCTCCCGACGATACTGAAGAGGTGCGAGCCTGGAAAGAAGCCCAGGTCAGGGTACTTGACGAAGTGTCATCCATCAAGCGAGCCCTTGCGATGAAGGAAAGCGGAGGTTACGCTAGGCAGATAACTAATGAAATTCTTGAGTTGCAGAAACAGTATCCTATGGCTAGCATTGATGAGGTGTTGGCAGTAAAAAGCGCACGCCCTAACATTGATTCTGAGGAGCTAGTACGAGCGTCTCATAATTATTATTCTTCGTGGGATTTCGTTAAGAAGGCCCTTAATGCGAATCCTACGGCTAAAAGGGAATATGATGATGAGGTAATTCGGAACTACATCTCTAGACAGAATCAGGCGAAAAAAACAACTGTGCCAGGGAAAAAGCGTGGCTCTGCTTCTGTTGATAATTTGACTAAGCAGAAAAAGCTCACTATTTCGGATTTTGATACTGCTGACTCATTATCTCGTGCTTATCTTAAAGAGGTAGAACGCTTAGAGCGTGAGGGATAATAGCGGCATCGTTGTTTTTTTTGGTGAGTTAAAGTGCAAGAATTCCAGTATTTGGGCGACATTCTTAAGGAGTTTTTTGCGCCGGCTATTGTGAACCAGGTCTATAAAAAGGCCCCTCTTTGGGCTCAGGTTCAGAAGAGGGAAAAGGGTGTTTATGGTAAGTCCATTTACATTCCTGTGCAGACCGCATTCACGGAAGCTGTTGGCGCTCGTTACGCCAATAACTATGCGCTCCCTGCAGCTGGTAGAAACGTTTATACCCATGCTACCATTTATCTGAAGCGGATTTATGGCCGAATCGCCGTTGATGGCTTTAGCATTGAAGCCGCAAAGAATAAGGGCGGATGGGTTGACATCATTTCTGCCGAAACGAAGGGCGTGACAAACGCTTTTGCTATTGACGTTGATCGTCAGAGCCTGGGGCAGGGGCTCGGAGTTTTGGCGCTGTTTAAGTCTGGCACTTCTGGTAATAGCTATTTTGACGTGAAGGATGCTGGTGGAATCACTGGCGATACACCCGCTGCGAAGTTCCTGCGGGTTGGCATGGTCCTGGATACGCATGATGTTAGCAATAGCTACACCCGTATTCATGATGGTGTCACGGTCACTGGAATTAGTGGAGACACTGTGACTATTGATAGCACAGTTGGCGACACGATTGCGGCTGGTGACTATATTACCAGAAGCCGAGTGTTGGTGTCTGGTTCTACTCCCGCTGCCGTTTCAGTTGGTGAAATGATGGGAATCGATCGCATCATTTCTAGCGCTGATGGCTTGTGGGATTTCGAGGGAATCGATCGGGCAACTGAGACAACTTGGCAGGCCTATGAAGATGACACTTCACAGGTTCTATCCGAGAATGTTATTCAGGAAGCGCTCGATGCGATCGAGAATAGAACCGATGCTAATGCTCCTGATCTTATTTTGACAACCTTTGACCTTCGCAATAAGCTGATCTCCTTGATTCGTACCGATCGCCAGATTACGACCATGGACCTTAAGGCTGGTTGGAAGGCCATTAGGTATATTGGCGGCAACGTTGATCTTCCCATTATGACTCATAAGAATTGTCCTGCCAAGTACATGTACTTCATTTCACTGCCTCACCTGTATTTCTACACCTTGAAGAACTTGGTGTGGGATGAAAAGGGTGGTGGAGTTTTGAAGCCCGTGGCCGGACAGGACGTCTATGAAGCCTGGTTTAAGCTTTATGGGAACCTTGCGACGGATTGCCCCAATTCTATGGGCAAACTAACTGGTCTAACGACCGCTTAATAGCCTAGGTAGAGGGGGCCACCTATTGTGTGGCCCCTCTCTCCTCTTTTTCAGGTTGGAGATGTATGTACCTTATTGGTTTTTAAAAGACCTTTCATTAATTGATTCCAAATATTTTGCTGATTATAATGCACGCAAGAAAATATTTGAAATTCGCAAGTGGAAAACTGCATATCCAAGGCCAAGAACGATTAAACTAGATAGCAAATTGGTTTGTAAAATTCGTTACAACCAATTGGATAATAGAGTTTTAAATGATTTAAGAGAAGGCCTGTATAACGCTAGACATGCAAAAGAGTTGCTGCAGAAAATAGATGAATCCAATGCCAGGCTTATAGAGCAGGCAAAAATGGAAGATGATTATATTGCAAGATACATGGCCAAAAAGATTTATAGTTATTATCGTGAGCCAATCGTTATAGGTGGTTTAAAAACCACAACTGATAGGCGATGGAAATATTAAGGAAAATAACATGACTACTGATGATGCAAAGGCTTTAGTCCGTAGTCTCATTAAAGAAAGTACTGCAAAATTTTGGACTGATACAGAAATTACCCTGTATCTGTCAACCGCAATGCAGATGACCTGGGGAAAGTATAGCAATTTATTGTATGAATTAAAGAAATCTTGGGACTATATCAGCCTGGCAGCTGGTAAATCTGTCTATGATAAGCCAACAAATTGCTTTAAAATAGGAAAGATAGTAGTTACCGAATCTGGCGCTAAGGTTGGGTATGTTCATGATGATGAGCTTTTTAAGTACTCAATCATTCCTGGTGCGGATGCTGAAAATTATTTTACATGTTTCTATCTTCCAAGTTATTCAGATATAACGTCTTTTCCAGAGGTTCTACAGCCAGTGGTTTGCATTGAGGCTGCAATCTTAGCAAAAACTAAAGATGAAAATGTCACGCAAGATTTACTTGCATTGCGAGATTGGCATGAATTGGCTGCAGTGAATGAGCTTGGAATAGAAGCTATAGCGCAGGTAAACGTTTTTCCTGATTTCAGGGAAGAAGATTCTCTTGATTCTGGTTATGCTTGGACCTATAAGGCAGATAAGATTTGCTTTTTAGAGCCGAGGAGTTATGCGTAACGCACCTTTATCATTTACTATTGATGATTTTACATTTGGGGTGGACTGGGTAAGTCCTCCGCATAGAGTTGGACTTGGCTGGGTTACTGATGCAAAGAACTGTAATTTAACTTCATATAAAGCATTACAAAAGCGGCGTGGTATTACCAAGCTAATTGATACCCCACTGCAGTCTGGAAAGCATGTCACAGGAATTTTTGAATATATAGCGCAAAGTCAATCGTATTTACTGGTAACAGCTGGTACTAAATTTGGGTATTATGATTTTGATACATCTTCCTGGAAATTGCTAAAAGATGGCTTGGAAGATGGAGCTAGACCATCTTTTGTTACCCATGGTTATTATTGCTTTATGGCCAATGGCTATAATGATAATCTTAAAATTTTTGAAAATACTGTAAATAGGGTTGGTATTGAGGCTCCATCATCTGCGCCAACAATATCTGTTGGGTTACTAACTGGACTTACAGGAACTTATAAATATAAATATGCCTATAAGCGTACTTTTGATAATTTTGTTTCAAATGCTTCAGATGAGACTGACCTAATAGAAGTAACAAATCAAAGCGTATCGGTTGAAGTAAAGGCATCGAACGATCATCAGGTTGATGCCATTGTGATATATCGCACGCTTGATACTGCTGATCCAAATAATACTTCTACGATATTCTATAGGGTCACAGAATTGCCCAATGAAGACGGAAGGTTTGAGGATGACATAGATGATAATGATTTAGAGAATGTATTAAGCGAATCTGACAATACACCACCGCCCAAGGCAAAATTTATTATTTTGCATAAGGATAGAATGATTTATGCAAATTGCCCAGACGAACAAGATGGCGGTTCGCTATTTTTGTTTAGTAAGGTTGGACAGCCTGAGGCTTGTCCGTCATCGAATTATCAATATGTTGATAGGTCCGATGGCAATGAGATAACTGGACTTGGCTCATTGCCTGATTACTTAGTGGTTTTTAAGCGAAATAAAATTGCTGTTATGGAAGGCAATTTTGAAGAATGGTATATTATTTCAAATGGAATAGGTTGCATTGCACCATATTCCATTATAAACATGCATGACAAAATTGTCTTCTTGTCAGAAGAAGGATGGAAGGCAACTGATGGAAAGGAAGTTTATGATATTTCTAAGAAACTACATCCATTAATTGCATCTAAATATTATTCTTATGAACAAGCACGAGAATATTCAGGTGTTTATTATCCACTTAATCGGCAGATGGTGCTCTTAATGAGACAATCTGAATATTCTCATATTGTATTGTGTGGACATTGGCTGGCATCGCTATACATGGATGTTCCCATTGAAGCTGCCACAGAAGAACAATATGTTGGCTGGACATATCATATGTATGATCACCATGAATTCAAAACACTTGGTACATATACGGACAGCGAAGGTATTACAAGGATATTGGCCGGTAATAATGATGGCATTATCTATCAGTTAGACAACGGCTATGATGACGATGGATACGATATAGAGGTAAACATTGAAACTGGATGGCTCCCATTGTTTGAATCATCTGCTATAACCAAAACATTGCGATATATTACATGCCATTATACATCATTATTGCCTGGAAGCGTAAAAGTGTATTATGATGCAGACTATAATAGAGGAAATCAATATATTACATTAACAAGAGGTGGAAGTGCATATGCAGGGTATGCTCATTCTGGCGGATCATATGCTGGTACTGAGGGTATATTTACAGAGCTTCTTCCAGTAGAAGATGATGTCACTGGCAGGGTCTTTAGATTTAGGATATACGATAATTCAACGAATAATTTTTCAATTCTTTCGATTATTCCAGCATTTAGACTGGAAGGATATAGGCCTGATTAATGCTAATAGGAAAAGCTGTTCTTAAATATCGACCGCACGATAAAAAGTTGAATGTTGTTCTAGAAGACCTGAAGAAAGGCATTAATCGTGTGGTAGATTATTTAAATGAACAAAGTGCCATGGGCGGAACTCTGGCATTTGATACATCTGATTTAGCAATAGATGCAGAGGGCAGGCTATATATTTTGGATTCTGGCATAGACCATGATGCCACCACACACTTTGTTGCTAATGAGCATCTTAATCATTCAGCCATACATATTATTGCTGGTACAGGGCTTTCTGGCGGCGGTGCAATCACAAGTGATATTACGTTAAACGCAGTAGAAAGTGATCCTGTATTTTCTAGTTGGCTAGAAGGTCCACCGAATATTTCATTATTTACAAATGATGTTGGGTATATTGCATTAACACCAACTAGGGGAGATTTAATATATGCAAACTCGACTCCGGCTTGGGCCAAGTTTGCAAAGGGTACTAGCGGTTATCTTATTGGATATAATGCAACAGATTTAGTACAAATTAACCCCGCAACACTCAATGTTGATAAGGTTGATGGAAAACATGCTGCAGATTTTTTACCAACAACGGCGGTACTTAATGATTTGTATAATGTATATGTACCATCACCAAGTAATGGTGATGTTTTAACGTGGAATAGCGCTACGTCAAAATGGATAGCCAGCACCCCAAGTGGCGGCGGTGGTGG